TGCAAATAACAAGGAGAAAGGAGATGATCAAGAGGATCAAGTATGGAAAGCAGATGATGTTAGACCACACCATTGGCGGTAACAAGGATAATGTTGTTAACCCTCGCAACACGTTTAAGAAAGAGGATCTAATCAAGCACACTACAGACTTTAAGAAAAGAACTAAAAGTCTGGAAGAACTTGAACAATACAGAGGATAATACTATGAAAAAATGTGATGATGATTGTAAGTTCCCAGGTTGGTTAGCAACCATTGGAGTAGGACTTGTGATGTTTGTTGTGGTAATGATATTGTTTGCGACAGATGTTCGAGCCTATGACGGGGAAGTTGTAGTAACATTCAACAGAGAACTACCTGACGGAGTATATAACTTCACAAGGGTGTATGAAGACAAGGATGCCTTTGAAATGTGGTTACAGGATAGATTGGAAACCAAAGGCTGTGATCCGTATCTAACAGATATGAAGATACAGTTCAAGCCAAGGAATCCATTAGACTTCCCTGCACAAGAGAAGTAATCCAAATAGCCCCCTTAATTGGGGGCTTATATTATTTTTGACTGTTTTCTTTACCGCTTGCGTACATTTCTAAGTTAGCAATGTAAAAGTTCATACCGTGATCGCTAAAATTGTCAACACGGCCTGCTTTGATACCCATCCACATGCCACGCATACGATCTTTGAAACGCTGCCAGCCTGTAGACTTGCGAACATTGCCAAAAGCATTCATATAGTGTTCTTCACCGTGATGTACATAACCTATAACATTTGGTGGTACACGAGTAACAATATCATTGTTGTTTACCCAGCGGTGATGTACAACACCTAAGCTCTTAACATACCTGCGCCAGCCTACTCTAGGCGAACCGTATGTATAAAGTTCAACAGGATCAGGAACACTTGCATAATAGAAGCAACGGCTAGCCATTATAGTTGCCATCGCCGCGCCAAGACTGTGTCCACAGAACCAAACCTTCTTGTTATAGTTTTGTGTACGAGTCAAGTCGTCGCATACCATAGGCCAAAGTTCGTCTACTTCTGCTTTGAATCCTCTGTGTACTCGACTTACTGTTTCTGCCATAACCGGCAACGCTTGTAGGTCTGCTTTAATATCGTTAAACTCGCTTGGTTGTGTACCACGACAAGCAATAACAAGATCGTCCTTGTTCATAAAACGGTATGCTTGTGCTCCGTCTTTTTGGTAAAATTCTGTTGTTGTAAATCCTAACTTTCTTGCTTGACTTTGTGCTTCCTTTGTGTTACTATATGCAATATTAGAAAGTTTAGCAAAAAGTAAGGATCTTTCTTTGAAATTCATTTCGGATATTGTTGACATGCCCACGCCCCCTTTGTTTACATATTTATCAGTAGCGCCTGCTAAATACACAGTAAGGATACTTAACTAATGAAAAAACACACAAGATCAATACTAGAAGAACTTAACAACTTAAATCTTAATAGAGATAAGTCTAACCTCATCGAAACAACTGGTCAGAATCTTATCGAAAGTGTTATCAATCTCTTTGAAAAAATGTCGGATCATTATAGTTCTGAAGAATCGTTAGAATTAGAGAGACGGTTTATTAATAGTATAAAGAGTGCAGACCCAAAGAAGTTTACAAGAGGTATCCGTCGAATTAATGAGGATAAAAAAAATGCCAATGATTCTTAAAGAAGGCGGCAACGTTTTTAAAACAGAACCTGAAAAGGAACTTATTGCATCAAGAATTGCTACAGCAGATGTACAGCCTACTATTGATTGGCTTAATAAAACCTTTGGCTTTAAGTTTACTCCAAAAGAATTCTTAGGAACAACTGGTACAAAAACACATCCAGATGGAACATTTGAAAAGAATTCATCAGGTGACTTAGATCTTAATACTGATACTAGAGAGTTACCTAAAGAAGAAATAATTGCAAAACTTAGTGCGTGGTGTCAAAAGCAAGGTATCCCTGATTTAGAGATTATGAACAAGGGCAGAACATTCGAAGCAGGTTGGATTAAAGATGCTGGGTTACAGGTACACTTTCGCACACCTATAAAAGGTAATCCTGAAAACGGTTTTGTACAAACAGACTTTATGCTTACAGACAATCCTGATCTACAGCGTGGCGCCAAGCGTGGCGGCACTGAAAATTACACAGGTGCTGACAGAGCTGTATTACTTTCTAGTCTTGCAAGAGGTAGAGGATACAAATTTAGTCCAAACAAAGGTATAGTTGATCCGAACAATGGAGATGCTGTTGTTGCTGATAACTGGGACGAAATTGCAGAGATACTATTAGGCAAAGGTGCTACTGAAGCTGACACTCACACTGTAGAAAGTATGCTTGCAAAAATCAAAGGCGATCCAAACTACGAAGAATTAATTGCTCCTTGGAAAGAAAACATGGAGAAACAAGGTAAAACTGTAGAGTCTAGACGAAACGGTATTAGAGCAGGAATGTTAGAAGCTCAAAGAACAGATGAGTTTCTTGGTAAAGTAGCAAAGGCTGTTGGCAAAGGAATTCAAAATACAGCAAGACAAGTACGTGCAGGATATAAACTTGGAAGACAAGGAAGCAATATTAGCAAAGGACTAGACGATTATAAAGATGCAGGCGGAAGAAGAACAACTGTTGGACAAGTAGCAAACATTGGAAAGACTGCTGGCAACACCCTTATAGGAAATCAAGTTATTGTTAAGGATCCAGGTACTGGAAGAACAATTAAGGTCGCCGCAAATAATTTAAAAAAATATCAAGATTTAGGATGGCAAGAAGTTGATCCTAAACGCACAGGAACAATCTCTGTAAAATCAAAAGACGGTAAGCTGTCTGCAGAAATTAAACCAAATCAACTAAAAACTTATATGAGAGCTGGTTGGGTTGAAGAATCAGTTACACGTTTAAAAACTACACTTAACGAAGGCGGCCGCGAAATTAATCATGCAGAAGATTTAATCTTTTGGGAAGGATCTAAAGGAGCCAAGAGAGCTTTACAATCCATTATTGATTTAGAAAAAGGAGGACATGAAAATGTCACAGTCAAATGGGACGGATCTCCCGCAGTCATTTTTGGTCGCGATGAAAATGGAGAGTTTATTTTTACTGACAAAGCAGGATACGGTGCAGTTAAAACAGACGGAAAAGCAAAAAGCCCAGACCAACTCAAGGACATCCTACTAAACCGTAGCGGTGGTAAGATGAAGGACGACCCAGGACGTATTATGTTTGCTGATAAAATGGCAAATGTGTTTAAACTATATCAAAAAGCAGTACCAAAAGACTATAGAGGTTTCTTTAAAGGCGACCTACTTTATTATAGCACACCTAGTGTCGAAGATGGCCAATATGTATTTCAGCCACAGCTAGTAAAGTATAGTGTAACTACAAACAGCGACCTAGGCAAAAAGATCGGAGCAAGTACAACTGGTATTGTAATACACAGAGAAGTAGATGCTGACGGTAACGAAGGTCCTGTACAAAACGCAGACAAATTGCAAGGTGGTGATGTATTAGTATTCCCGAGTGTTACTGTACAGCAACCGCCAAAGATTGATAACGCAGGTGTAAAAAAGTTAGCCACCTTAATTAACAGTAGAAGTGCTGAGATAGATAAATTGCTAGATCCAACTACACTTGAACAAAAGCAGATGAAAGGCTTTGGTGATATGTTGTACAATTACATCAACACTAAAGTAGATACAGGATTAGATAACCTTGGTAAAGATTTTATTAAATGGCTAGATACTAAAAACATTAGCATGAAAATGAAACAAAAAGTTATTGAACATATTAAAGAACATTCAGCTGGCTTTGTAAGTTTATGGTCAGTTGTTTCAGGCATCCAAAAAGTCAAAGACGATGTAATTAGACAAATGGATAATGCCGAAAGTGACGTAAAAGCAACCACAGCTGGCAAGCCAGGAGGCGAAGGTTACGTACTTTCACATCCTGAAGGATCTATTAAATTTGTAAATAGATCAGAGTTTACAGCGGCAAACAGAGCAATAGAAAGATAATAGGAGATACCAAATGAAAATGAAAGACCTAAATGAAGCCTTCGATAGCGATGACTTCGGATCCTACGGACTTAAAGGACACGGTTCAGGATTAGACAAGGACATTGATCCGAACAAAAAGCGTTATAACAATGATAGTTTAGTTTCTGTACAAGCAGGCAAACTATCAGATTATCCAGATGGTGGCGAGATTGAAACAGACGACGGTGAAAAGATTCATGTGTCACAGCAAGAAGCAAAGTTTATTAGAAATTTAGAACTAAAGAAACTAGCACCTTATTTTGGTATTGAGTATAATATGGCAAGAGATCCTGATGCAGATGATGCAATTCAAACAAAACTACAAAGCTCAGAAGGATTAATGAAACTTTTGGGATTAATTAGAAAATAATGGATTTTATTAAAGATCTCCACGAAGCAAGAATGACTCGAGCAAACGGCTCGCTTAGGACGCTCACTTATACTGATTGTTGTGAACGTGCTTATCTTACGATCCTTATACTTGAAGTTCTAAGACGCTTTCCAACAATGACAGGCTATGCACATGGCTATGCTAAGAAAACTAGTAGTCATGATAGTTATAAACATTTTAGAATGAGTGGGACAGATCTTTATAATTTTGTTTACTTTATTGTTGGTGACGAAGAAGCACTTAACAAATTAAAAGATCCTGGTGCCGCATCTAAAATGCGAGCTACAACTTATTTTCCGATAATGGCATTTAATCGTTACGTTAGTACACTAGCGAGCGGTACTGTATCAAACAGACAAACACAAACAGATGTACTCAACATAGAGTCAGCACTGCACATTAAAAATCAAGATTACAAATATTGCAGAAGAAATATTTTTAGCTTTGACACATTATCTCCTGGAGGCAAGAAAGACACTGTTACTAGATTGTTGCTTGCCGCAAGAGCTAAACTAAGATCAAGTGATATTATTGAACATCTTGAAAAGTTGTCAGCTGAACGTGATTTAGAAGTATATCGTGTAAAAGATAATGAACCAACTATAAGTATACCTGATTTAGCAACCACAGGCGTTGACCTTGTTAACTATCGTTATGTTGTCGGTAATAAAAATTTAATGATGACTAAGAAGTTTTTAGAGCTTGCTAAAGATGGTAGAAGTATACCTTCTAGTATGGTACAAGCATACTTACCTGCTATTGAATTGCTTGATAATATTATAAAAGGCGGTCCAGGATACGTGCAAATGTTGCGTCAACTAGAAAATCGAGCCAAAAAAGGCCGTAATTAAGCTATTTTTCCTCTAGAGACTAAATAATAATAACAACTTCGTAGAGTAACGAAGATGGTCATTTAAGAGAACAAAGGAGATTAAAATGGCAGGAGCAACTAAAGTAAACGGCATTAACGTCGTAGCAGGAAACGGACTAGGTCCACAAACTCGCATCATTTCATTAGCGAAAACAGCAATCACAACTACAGCGATTGCAGATCTAAACTCAGCAATTGAAGCACTAGCACAAGGCGGTGTATCAGGTACTGACGATGCAGTAACTATCTCAGGTGTTGCATTTACATCAGCAGACGTTGCACACGTTGCAGTACAAGGCACAGGCGCATTAACAGCTGGTGCTGACTACCGCGGCGTTACAGGTGTAACAATGGCTATTGTTGCAACATTCGCAGACTAATCCTAACTACCTTAGGAACGTGACGTTATAGTCACACTAAAGGCTCACTTTTTAAGTGGGCCTTTTTTTATGGCCATAAATAGATGCATGAGAGTATACACACTGATTGACATAACTGAAACTAAGCGCCATAGAAACAACAGCAACGATAAGCTGTCTGTTAATCAGCAAGCAAACTTTATGACGTTCGTGCAAACTTTAATGCTAGGAACAAACTTTTACTTTGAATCACCTCAACAAGAAATAATGTCTGAAGCGCAACTTAAACAACTTGGCTTTGGATCAGAGTATAAAGGAAAGCATAACGTTTGGTATTTAGATCTTCAAGTTGACGAAGCACATACCTTTCCAGACCCTAAAGCATTACTAGAAAATTTTAATTTAGTGCCTGTTATCTCTGGTTTAAATGAGACAATTGATATAAATAATAATGTGTTTAGAACACAAGGCAAAATTAAAAACATAGTAATAGTTAATACATCTACAGAGGCAAACATTACATAATCAAAGCATAGGTACAATATTAAAATTAATCAGTACGGAGAATATAAAGATTATGGCAAGAGCCACAAAATTAGAACGAGAGTCGTTAGAAGCCCATGTTGATCTGTGCGAGCAGAGATACATCAACCTAGAAACAAGACTCGAAAAAGTTGAAATTAAGATGGACCACATCCATCAGGATATCCAGAACGGCAACAAATCTTTAATTAAAGTTGTCATTGGAGCCACAGGAACTATTGTAGCAGGTTTGCTCAGCACCATCGTAGTTCTTCTTATTAACTTTTCATAACATTCCTAACTAAATACTGTTATGCAAATAACAGAGATCACTTCTGACCTTGAAGAAAAACAAATTTGGGGTCGCAGAGGAAAAAAATTAGTACGTAAGTATCGTTGCACATTAGGCAAACGTAAGGGCAGAATTGTTGCTTCTCCTGCTCAGTGTTTCGCATCTCCTAATGTTAAAGCTAAGATGCAAATGAAACGTACTAGAGCAAGATTAGGCAATAGAATGGCACGTAAAGCTCGCAGAACTAAACGTATTAATCCAGCATCGATTGCATTACAAAGATTAAATAAGAGAAGTAGATGAACATTCAAGATGTATTAGTTGAAGGAGCAGTTGCAATATTTGGTAAGCGTGGGAACAAGATGGTTCGCAAGTATCGTTGTACCAGTGGCCAGAAAAAAGGTCGTATTGTTGCAAAGCCTCAAACATGTAATACAGCCGTTAAAGTTGGAAAAAGTGTAGGAGCTAAAAAAGCTAAATCACGTAAAAGTGCATTAATGAAAGTTAGATCTGGTATAACAAGAAAAACGAGTGCGGCATCAAAGAGAGTTGCAAAATTAAATAAATCTAGATTAAAGCCTACTAAACGTAATAAAACCCGGAGAATGAAATGAGAATACACGAAATTAAAATTGATGAAAAACAAAAATTAAAACAGATGTACCCTCATTTATCAGAGCAACAACTTGATGAAATACTTCCAGCAGTAGGTATTGCCGCTAGAGCTGTTGGCGGCATGGCAGCAAGAGGAGTTGCAGGTGCTGGCAGAGCCGTTGGAGGTGGAGCACAAAAAGCAGGACAGGCAGCAGGCAGAGTTGGCCAAAAAATGGGCCAAAAAGCTGTAGGTGCGGCAAAAACTGTAGCACAAGATGCGGCGGCAAAAGCAATGGATAAAGCAAGTGATATCGCCGCTGATAAACTATTAAAAATTGGAACACAAATTCCTATTGCAGGTCAACTGTTAAAAGTAGATAATGTCCAAGGTGACGAAATTACAGTTGCTGATCCAAAAAATCCTAAAGGACCTAAAACAGTTCTTAACAAAGCAAGTCAAGAAATTAAAAATGTTGTGTCACAACTAACAGGGCAAGCATAAATGAAAATAAACGAACTCATTCAACACTTTTCTATACACACTACAAATGAAGAAAAGCAAGTGTTATGTAAGATGGGTTCAATACGACCAATTAGCAGTTATTCAGAAAGAGATCGATTCATTATTGAAGGATTGATCCGGAAGTCTTTAGTAAGTAAAGTAATACAAAATGGAACTGTACTGGTCGTGTCAAATGAGCTCAGATAACCCAACACTAGCAAAAGAATTAGAACAAATAGTATCAGCAGGATTAGAAGCTGTTGCGCTCCCTTATCAAAAAGGAAACAGTATCCGACTGAAACATATTGCTATCCGTAAGCATAAAAACGGATATAGATTGTTTAATACTAAGACTAATTCACATATTCTAACTACATTTTGCAAAACAGCCGCTTTAGCTATTGCTAAAAATATAGTAGAAGACAATCAAAATTCCGTCCAAGAAATTAAAAGATTAGATGATAGAGTAGCAAAATACTACATGGATGCAGTGTTTTCTAAAAGATCTTATGAAGTTTCTACTGATTGGAATAAAAAAGAAAACGCAGAAATACTATTTGATATAGCAATGGACAAAGCATGGGCCAGTTTATCTAGTATAGAAACGTTTATCTTTGATAAATAAATACAGTATTGATAAAGGAACATTAACTATGCTTATTAAAGAATTTTCAAAACCGATTACCTCTGCAACACTTAATGAAAGTCTTGCTAAAAGATTCGGAACAAAGATCGACGTATCCAAGTTTACTACAGAGCAACTTGAAGATGCTCGTAATAAATTAAGAACTCAACTTTCACAAGTTGAGACAAATGAAAGCTACGAAGCAGTTACACAAAGCGACAGTTATCAAAAAACAAAGATGTTCCTCGATGTTATCAATGCCGCTATTGCTGAACGCACAGTTGAAGAAGGTAAAATTCCAGCAGGTCTTAAAGCATATCAAGACAAGAAAAAAGGCAAACAAGACAAGAAAAAAGGTGGTCCAAAAGATCACGGCAGACGTCCTGACACTCCAGACTTAGATGGCGATGGAAACACAGATGAGCCAATTGGTGATGCAGCCAAGGATGCAAAGAAAGAATCTATCGTACGTGAAGGCGCTGAAGAAGAAGCAACTCTAGTTATGGCATCCAAAGACATGGTTGACAGAGTTACAGGTTGGATGGAAGACACAGCAGAAATGCAAACAGAATCGATGTTAGAATTAGGCGACAAAATTAGAGATGAGTTAGGTGTTGAGCGATCAGAAGAATTTATCGCAATGGTTAAGCCGGCACTTGATTCACTATTTTCATCATTGGAAAGCACACGTGATTCACTAACAAGTGGCGTAGCCATTTTGACAGGCGAAGGTGCACCTCAAACAATGGGCGACGAAGTACCAGCTGATGACGACGGCGACATGGATATGGAACCGATCGATGACCTGGATGCAGAAACAGATGCCCCAGACGAAGAAGGCGACGATGAATTTGCGGCGGCAGATGCATCCGTAGGCGGAGACGAACCAGCCGATAGGCAAAAGCGCGAAAGCATTGAACTTTCAAGAAAATTAGGTAAAATCTTAAGCGGAAAAAAAAAGGCCTAACGGAAGCTGACACTCCGAATCTAGATAGTTTAGTTCAAGTATTACTTCTACAACTACAACAAGGCGCATCAAGAATTGACTGGCCAGCATTAAACACTATGTTGAGTAATATTGGTGTAGAACAGTTTGATGAAAAATCTTTTGTATCAGCATACAACAAAGACACAAGAATAAGAGACTTAGTTGACAAGTTTGATGACCGAGGTGTTGTGTTAGCAGGCGGTGAAATGCCAGCGGACAAACCAGAAGATCCTGAAGTTGATCAAATGGCTGATAGAGCAACCAAAAACGCACTCAAATAAACACTTGACATTCTATTCTAAATAGTATATACTATTGATTAAGAATAGGAGACTGCATGAGCAATACACGCACTGATGAAGAAATCATCGAACAGATCAAAGAGCTAATTGAAGAAAACGTAAAACCATCTGTTGCCTCTCACGGAGGCAACATTGAATTCTTGTCTTACAATAATGGACACTTATTGTTAGAGTTACAAGGTGCTTGTTCAGGATGTGCAGGCAGTACTATGACTCTCAAGATGGGAGTTGAAAACATGATTAAACATTACGTCACTGAAGTACTTACAGTTGAAGCACAAGACGGATACAGTGATGTAAACCCATACTACAGTGATGACTTTGGTTATGCGCATTGGGACATCAATCCCAATACTATACCAATTCAAGAGGTTAAAGATGAGCCTACTGAAGACAGTTAATGGCATAGATTTATATGTAGTTCCTAACCAACATTGGGTAGTAAGTGCAATCTATCCCGATTACACTGACTTAGAAGAATTATTTAATTTTACATCAGCTGATATATCGAAAGGTTCGTGTACAGTAAATGGCATGCAACAACCTTTAGAATATAACCAGTGGACAAAACATCGAGAACGTTACAAAGAATGGTTACTTGATATTTTTAAGACTGTTGAGTTACCTATAACTGAAATTAACGAACGAGAAGTTGATCAAAAACACAAAGCATGGACAATAAATTATTTCCCCGGCGGCTGGCAAGCCGGACACTTTCACTCAACTGATAGAGTGTCGCAATCAAATAAACGATTTGCATCAAGTGTAATGCTGTTTGATCATATTAAACCTACTAAGCATAATATGTTTAATGGTTGTATGTATACTATATTACAAAGTCCTAATGGGTATACCTACGAACATAAATTTCATCCGGAACCAGGCCGCGTAGTAATAATGGATGATCGAGTATGGCACGGAGCCTATCCAACTGAAGAAAATAGAAGATGTCTAGTCTGGGACTTTGACATCCAATAATATTAAAACGGAGAATTAATGAGTTTAATTATAGAGAAGTACGACTATCAAGAAATCAAACGTCAGCAAGTAAATGGTAAGCGTTTGTATGCCTGCCCAGATGGAAATGCTGTTGCAAGTGTTACTACTATTCTCGATAAAACAAAAGACAAGAGTCATTTAATCGCATGGAAGAAACGTGTTGGTGAAGCAAAAGCACAAGAGATTGTTACCGAAGCCGCAGGTGTAGGTACACGTATGCACAAATATTTAGAAGACTACATCGAGTTTGGCGAATGGCCTACTCCTGGTGGCAACCCATTTGCTAAAAAAGCACATAGGATGGCAGAGGTTATTCGTGATGAAGCAATGGTTCATGTGGACGAGATTTGGGGAAGTGAAATTAATCTTTACATGCCACAGATGTATGCAGGTACTACTGACTTAGTTGGACAGTACAAAGGCAATCCTGCAATTATGGATTTTAAGCAAACTAACAGACCTAAGAAGCAAGAGTGGGTAGTTGACTATTACTTGCAAATGGTTGCGTATGCTGAAGCACACAATGAAATCTACGGTACAAATATACGAGAAGGACATGTGTTCATGTGCAGTCGCGGCGATGACGGTATGATCCTTGGCGGCGAAACTTATCAACAGTTTGATCTTTGGCCACACGAGTACGATGAATGGCGCACTGAATGGTACAACAGAGTGTATCAATATTACGAACAGGAAGCATAAATACTAATAATAATTTAGGAGATTACAGCATGGCCGTAGTACAAATCAGTAGAATTCAAATAAGACGAGGACAAAAGAATCAAGGTTCTGGTATTCCTCAACTTGCTGGAGGCGAATTTGGCTGGGCTGTAGATTCAAGAGAATTGTATATTGGAAACGGTAGTGTTGCAGAAGGTGCACCTGCTGTCGGCAATACAAAAGTTATTACTGAACACGATGATCTTTTTACACTTGCAAACACTTATACATATCTAAATGGTAACACTGTACAAACAGGTGCTAGTGCTAATAGTCCTATCAGAAGAACACTACAACAAAAACTTGACGAAACTGTAAATATTCGTTCGTTTGGTGCAGAAGGCGACAATACAGATCAAACAGTAATTATACAACGAGCAATTGATCAACTTTTTATTAATCCGTCAACTAAAGGAACTGCACAGAGTAGAGTACAGTTAGTAATTCCAGCAGGAACATATAAACTTAGTAACACTATCTATGTTCCAGGTTATGCTACATTAATTGGTGCCGGTAAAGGCAAGACTATATTTAATATGACGGGTAATGGACCAGCATTTCAAACAGTAAACGGTTCAAGTACTCCAGGAAACTATGCAGATGATAGTTCTAGTACATTAAACAATCAAGCAACAAATATTACAATGTCAGGAATGACTATAACAACAACGTCAGCTACACAACCTGTTATAGTTTTACAGAGTTGTAAAATGAGCAATTTTGCAGAGCTAGAGTTAAAAGGTAATTGGACAACTGGTACTGCAATTACTGATGCTAATGCAGGAATAAAGTTAGGTTCGCTAAGTGAAGTAGTTGGGTCACAAAAGAACAAGTTTGATCACATTATGTTTAATGGATTAAGCGTTGGTATTTCAAGCGATGATGATATTTACAATAACCATTGGCATTGTTGTTACTTTGAAAATTTAGGTAACGGAATTGTCTTTGGCAAAAACTCACTTGTAGGTAGCCCAGGACAAACAACTGGCCCAAGTAAAAATAAAATTTCACAATGTGACTTTAGTAACATTGATGCCGAAGCCTTTATCGTAAGAAACGGTTCGAACAATGTAAGTTCACATAACAATTTTGAAGGCATTGGCAATGTAGGAGGCAACGAAGGTAATGCACAATATAGTGTAATTGACTTCACCTCACCAGGCAATTCGAGTGTAGAAGATTATTTCAAACGCACTTCGGAGCTAGGTTATAATCAAACATACATCACAACTTACCCATATCTATCTGAAATTAAAGGTAGTGTTAACGCAACATTGGGCGGGTTTCATACATTAGAACTTAACGAATCAAGTTCTTACACATACTTCTTTAGACTTCCAGGAGATTATACTAGGACTTATGAAGTTGAATACACCTATAAAAGTAATATAGTAAACGCAGTTAGAAGCGGAACAATGCAGTTCATCTTAGATACTACAACAGGTCAATTAGACTTTATCGACGAGTTTGCTTATCAAGGTGATAGCAACTATGAAGATAGTGTAAAGTTCATTGCTCAATTACTTAACACAGATGGTAATTTAGGGGTTGACACAATCGTAGTTTCTATGTTAAACTTAACTGTAAATGATCAAGGTGTATTTAACTACAAAATCAAAGTTCGAGGTTAATGTTAGAATTAAATTTTGAAGACAAAGTAAAAGTCTGGCGGGATCTAAGGAATACTTTAGAAGTCCATCCACGTCCTTTACATAAGTTAATGAGTTTCATTAACACCCTTCCAGTTTCCAGCCGAAGTTCCTCTCCCTTTGATCCTAAGTCACAAATACAACCTTGGCACTTGTTAGAGAAACCATCATTTACTGAGTATGAAATTGCACAATTATGTGCGTATACGTTACAGTTAACTGACAGGTTTAGCCAGTCAAAAGTAGAGATACATATCAGTACGAACATAAAAAACAATGAAAGTATGTTCCTTGTATACTTGGACGGGAGTATTGTCTTAGGATACAACAACGAAGTCGTAGACGTAAACCAACTCCCAAAAACAGTCGTGTCACAAAAGATTTATGTGATGCCACCATTAAACTAAATATTTTTTAACATAGAGGAAAACGTAAAAATGAAAGCAGATCTTAATATTGTAAAACGCAATGGCGAGAGGGTACGCCTAGATATCCAGAAAATCCATAAAGTAGTTAATTTTGCATGTGAAGGTTTAGCTGGTGTTAGTAGTAGTCAGATACAAATGAATGCAGGCATTCAGTTTTCCGACGATATGACAACAACCCAAATCCAAGACTTACTAGTACGTTCGGCTAACGATCTTATTAGTTTAGAATCACCTAATTACCAATTTGCCGCATCACGTTTGTTGCTATACGGAGTATACAAAGAAGTGTATGGTGGATTTGAAAAAGCAACGTTACTTGAAATGATCAAGAAAAATGTTGAAAGAAAAGTTTATGACTCTGCAATCCTTGAGCAGTATACAGAAGAAGAATTTGAATCATTAGATAGTTATATTAAACATAAGCGCGATGAAAACTTTACCTATGCTGGACTACGTCAAGTAGTTGACAAATATCTTGTTCAGGATAGATCAACAGGAGAATTGTTTGAAACACCTCAGCATATGTATATGTTAATTGCGGCAACACTATTTGCCAACTATCCTAAAGAAGATAGAATGCATTACGTAAGGAGATACTACGATGCGACCTCACTTTTTAAAGTCAATATCCCAACGCCCGTTATGGCAGGAGTCAGAACCCCTGTGCGCCAGTTTGCAAGTTGTGTCCTTGTTGACAGTGACGACACTCTTGATAGCATCTTTGCCAGCGATATGTCTGTTGGACGCTATACAGCGCAAAGGGCGGGTATCGGAATCAACGCAGGACGAATCCGTGGAGTAAATGCTAAGATTAGAGGAGGAGAAGTAGCACACACAGGTGTAATTCCGTTCCTTAAGAAATTCGAAGCAACTGTTCGTTGTTGTACACAAAATGGTGTACGTGGCGGATCAGCTACTACACACTTTCCGTTCTGGCATCAAGAGATTGAAGACATCCTTGTGCTAAAGAACAACAAAGGTACAGAAGACAATCGTGTACGTAAGTTAGACTATTCAATTCAATTAAACAAATTGATGTACGAAAGGTTATTGACTCAAGGACATATTACTCTTTTCTCGCCACATGATGTGCCTGGCTTGTATGAAGCATTCTTTGCTGATCAAGATGAGTTTAAACGTCTATACGAAAAATACGAACGTGCTACAAGTATTAAAAAGAAAACTATTAAAGCAATGGATTTGTTCTCTGCACTAATCAAAGAACGTGCTGAAACCGGACGTATCTACATCATGAACGTTGATCATGCAAATACACATAGTAGTTTCAAAGATACAGTTTATATGAGTAACTTGTGCCAAGAGATTACGTTACCTACTAAGCCACTTCAGCATATTGATGATCCTGACGGAGAGATTGCTCTTTGTATCCTAAGTGCTATTAACGTAGGTGTAATTAAAGACTTAGATGATCTAGAAGAACTATGCGAACTAGCAGTAAGAGCATTAGAAGAGATTATTGATTATCAACGTTACCCAATTAAGGCGGCCGAGATTAGTACAAAGGCTCGTCGTAGTTTAGGTATCGGCTATATTGGCTTGGCACATTATCTTGCAAAGAATCAAGTACAATATGGAGACAAAGAAGCTGTTAACCTAGTACATAGATTAACAGAAGCATTCCAATATTATTTGCTAAAAGCAAGCAATAAAATTGCTCAAGAGCGTGGCGCATGTGAGTACTTTGACCGTACTAAATACAGCGACGGCATTCTTCCTATTGATACATACAAGAAGGAAGTAGACGAGCTTCATGGAGAAAGGTTGCATTATGATTGGGATACTTTACGAGATGACATCAAAGAGTACGGACTTAGACACTCGACATTGTCCGCACAGATGCCATCGGAGAGCTCAAGCGTTGTGTCAAATGCAACAAACGGTATCGAGCCACCTAGAGGATACTTGTCCGTTAAGAAAAGCAAAAAAGGGCCTCTTAAGCAGATTGTTCCACAATATCAAAGTCTTAAGCAGTACTACACCTTGCTGTGGGACATGCCTAGCAACGAAGGTTACATCAACGTTGTCGCAGTAATGCAAAAGTTCTTTGATCAAGCTATTAGTGGCAACTGGTCATATAACCCAACACACTACCCAGATAACGAAGTGCCTATGAGTATTATGCTTAAAGATTTGCTTAATACATATAAGTATGGATGGAAAACTAGTTATTACCAAAACACTTATGATTATAAGTCTGATGGTGATACAGAGTTTGAAGAAAAACCGCAGGTAGAATTATCCTCCAGCACAGTATTAACAGGCGAAGAAGAAGCCTGCGATGCATGTGCAATTTAGTGGTTGACTTATGAGATTAAAGATAGTATAGTAATATTATATAGAGTTATATAAGGAAGTAAAAGAAATGGCTAAGACAGTATTCAACCAAGATAAGGTTGATTTTACAAAACAGCATATGTTTTTCGGAGCAGATCAAAATACGCAACGTTATGATACATTTAGGTTTCCAGAGTTTGATAAATTAAATCAAACTATGCTTGGATATTTTTGGCGTGCAGAAGAAGTAAGTTTGCAAAAGGATCGTGCCGACTATCAAAACTTCCGACCAGAACAAAAGCATATTTTCACAAGTAATTTGAAATATCAAACACTACTCGACAGTGTCCAAGGCCGCGGTCCAAGTTTGGCATTCTTGCCATATGTATCGCTACCAGAACTAGAAGGGTGTATTGTTACTTGGGACTTCTTTGAAACTATTCACTCACGTTCTTATACACACATTATGAAAAATGTGTATGCGGATCCAAGTGAAGTATTTGATACTATCCTAGACGATAAAGAAATTCTAAAACGTGCAACAGCAGTTACTAAAAACTATGATGCATTTACAGAAGCGGCAGATGCTTGGTTCCATAGAGGAGAAGGTAGTCTGCGAGATGTTAAGAAGAAAATGTTCTTAGCGATGATGAATGTAAATATTCTTGAAGGCTTGCGTTTTTACGTAAGTTTTGCTTGTACGTTTGCATTTGCTGAATCAAAAGTAATGGAAGGATCCGCAAAGATTATTTCACTTATTGCTAGAGACGAAGCAACTCATCTTAATCTTTCAACGCAAGTTTTAAAGCATTGGATTAAAGGTAACGATGATCCTGAAATGGTTTCAATTGCTAAAGAATGTGAAGATGAAATTTATGAAATGTGGCGCACCTGCGTCAATGAAGAAAAGGCTTGGGCTAACTATTTGTTCAAGGACGGTGCTATTATTGGACTAAACGAGGAACTTCTACATCACTATGTAGAGTTTATTGCCAATAAGCGTTTGAAGGCACTAGGATACAAAACCATTTACGATCGTCCAGTAAATAACAACCCGCTACCGTGGACACAGCATTGGCTATCTAGCTCAGGCTTGCAAGTTGCACCGCAAGAGACAGAAGTTGAAAGCTATATCATTGGTGGCATTAAACAAGACGTTGACGATGACGTTCTGAAAGGATTTAGTTTATGATAGAGATTTGGGGTAAACCCGGATGTCCAAGTTGTGTGAGTGCAAAGCAACTTTGTGAAACCCGTAAGTATACATATACCTATAAAGAACTGGGAAAAGATTTTGATAGAGAACAAGTTTTTGAAACGTTTCCAGGAGCTCGAACATTTCCACAAATTATTATTGGCGGGAATAAAGTCGGTGGATTTGACCAAATGGTTGATTACATTGAAAGCACAGGTTATACTGGAACAGGACATTCATTATAGGAACAACTATGTTAATTGATATACCTTACAAAGACGGTGATACTATCACCTTTAAAACAGTGGCAGGCGAAGAAGTTATTGCCCGCCTTGAGAAAAAAGAAAAAGATTCAATGAAAGTTAAAAAGCCAATGGCTTTAACAGCAAGTCAAAATGGAATCGGAATGGTACCATTTACATTTACTGTTAGCCCGGAAACACCACTTGAAGTTAATCTAGCAACAATCGTTTTTATTGCTAAGACAGACTCAGAGATGGCTAAACAATACATTGAATCAACAACCGGCATAAAACAGATATAAGGAGATTATATGTCAACAATCCATGAGCAAATCGTAGAACAATACGAAAACTATTTAAAAGAAGCAGAGTCTTTTGAAGACAAATCAGTAAAAGCCGCGGCCGCTAGAGCAAGAAAAGCTCTCGGTGAGATGGGCAAATTGGCCAAAGCTCGCAGAGCTGAAATCCAAGAAAAAAAGAACGCATTGTAATAAATAATTGCAGTTAAGTAAGGCGCACTAGATGCGCCTTACTATTTTGAACAGGGCGATACAATTATGACAAATCAGGGTAAGGTTAATTTTTATAATCATGTTAAAGGATATGGATTTATCAGCAGAGATAATGATCAGGCTGATTTGTTTGTTCACATTTCAGAGTTCCGTAAAAACGGAATTAAAAAAGTTGTAGAAGGTATGATAATTTCGTACGATATTGCTGACCATAACGGCAAAGAAGTTGCAACAAATATTCAACTAATTAGTGATTCTGTATGAGATATTACCTAGATCAATGTGAGTTTAAATGGACACATGTTGGTACAAAGGTAGAACATATCTGGGTGCAAAGACAACTTGGTGACGAGCTTTTTAAACAGTGCAATCAAGAAGGATTTAATTTAGTATACATTCATTCAAACAGTGTATCATTACCTGATGATATGTATTGTCGTTGCGATATCTATGTAGATGTTAACGACGGTCATCAATCTACATTGTTTGCATTGAAAAATCAAAAAGCTATTCCTGTACCAGAGGTAGACACTAATGAAATGTAAACCGGGAGACATTGCTCGTATTATCTATTCAGTGCGTCCAGAAAATATTGGACGTATTGTAAAAGTAGTTGATTACATTGGCAAGTACAATGCAAAAGAAGAGTGGGAGTTTAGGGGAATGCCTTGCCAGGCACCCGTTCACGATCATTATTGGTGGATCGAAGCAGATGATCTGTCTAGTGGATTTGGTCCTAGTCCTCGTGCATATATTGCTGATACTTGGTTAGAACCAATTCGTCCAGAAGAAGAAAAAGAACAGTCAAAAGCAGAAAAAGAACTTGATATGTTCTTATAAATAGCTATACGTTCAGGCAACACGCCCGGGAGTAGCATAAGCGAAGGAACGCACTTTAACCCTTTAACTAGGAGGAGTGTTATGGATAATTTCACTTACTGGCGCATTAAGAAATTACTTAGACAACACCACATAGATAAAGTTAACTTTTTATTAAGAAGAAGACTCAATAAAGGTTGACATCACCGTATAAAGGTGTTATAAATATACTTGTAACGTTGAAGCTAATCAACGACGAACTGGACCCGGGTGCGATTCCCGGCATCTCCACCATAAGCACTCTATCCCAACCTGACGAGGGCGGATCGTAAAGAACTAAACAGAGTGCTTATGATGGGGATGATCAGGATCGACAGGCGTAATAGAGAACGTGGAGTTACCGGGATGTAAGCGCCGTACCGCGAACAAACTTTGTAAATGCAAACGCAAATACATCGCCAGAAATGGCACTAGCGGCTTAGTAATAAGCACGTAGGGGCGGGTACTGCCTGGCAACAGAAGTGCCATTACTTACGAGGACAAAGTAGTGTCTAAAGATATTTGGTTAATCAGCGATACACATTTTCAGCACGAAAACATTTTAAAGTTTACAGACTCTAATACAGGAGAACTGGTTAGAGGCAATAGGTTTTCTAGTGTTGAAGAAATGAACGAAACAATGGTCGAAAACTGGAACAACACAGTCAAGCCGGGAGATATAGTATATCACTTAGGCGATGTGTTTATGGGTCCTAAAGAAGACTTCTTAAAGTTGTGGAAGGGACTGAACGGTAGTAAAAGACTCATTCTAGGTAACCACGATGATGCCAAGTTCTTTGTTAAACACGAACTTGTTACTAAAGTTGTAATGTGGAGAATGTTTACCGAATTTGGTTTACTTCTATCCCACGTTCCAATTCATGAAAGCGGATTACGCAGAGGTTCGCCTACGGATGAAACTGCTCCTATGTTGTTAAACATACACGGACACATTCATCAGAATCCTAGTCCAACCGAACATCATAGATGTGTTTGTGTCGAACACATTGATTATACTCCAATCAACATTGAAGAACTAAGGATCAAGTAATGGAATTTGTATCGGGATTAATTATATGCGTGTTACTAATATGGTTGATTATGAAAGATGATTGAGCATAGACTATACAGCATAGAAAAATGGGAACAAGGCAAGAAAATGGAAGAAAAACTGTTGCTCTGTACGCCGAAAGATGTTACACTATATGCATTGCGTGGATGGTCAGTGTTTGACTATCATTTATCATTAGATATGGAACCGGAGTATTATGAAAATCGGATTGAGCCTGTCACGTTGTGTGAGGGACATTTTTGAAAAGAAAGTAGATCAAGATGATGTGCTGGTTATTATTGCCCGTACAGATTTTGATCCTCATGTAGAGGCACATTGGCGTGGTATTTGGGAAGGCTACCTCTACGGTGGCATGAGTTATCCAGAATGGGCAGGACTAGAAGACCGCGAACAAGATATGCGTAAGCTGGTAACTGCATTGTATGACAATGGCAAGATCCACCAGCCTCGTAGATTTGGTGCTCATCCTCAGAGGATGGCTTACTACTGGCTCGAGTGTGTAGTACCGCAGGACGAAATGAATCCTGCACAGCAGAAAGCGTGGGACAACTATAAACTTATAACGGACTTAGCATAATGACATTACCAATTGAAAGAACAAATGCAGTTCTAAATGTAGAACGATTCCTAATGGACTTGCGAGATCCTAAGAAGTATCCACGGGTGCCGCAAGCAGTAAGAGAAGAAGCAGGCAGACTGTTGAAACACTATCCTTCCAAATATAATATGGCATATATTGCAGATAGTTTTGAAGAGGTAGATTACTAATGTATGCAGTAATGGTATGTCTTGACGGCAAGGACGATTGGATTTATGTTACGAAACAAACAGAGCACTGTTGGGACTTACAACCTGAACTGTTTGAAGATGCACAAGAAGCAATGGAGTTTGCAAAAACATTCCAACTTCCAGATAAACCTGAAAACGTAATGGTAGTAGATTATTATGAAGACTGATAAAGTAACTCGCGTTGAAGTAATAGACGAGACAGGTCGTGCATACATCAAGTATCTCGACAATGATCAAGAAGTTGTGTGCGGTTTACAAGATGATGAAAGAACACTAAAAGTTTTTATCAATAGGAAACAAAAAGATGAAAGTCAAGATAGGTAAGTATCCAAACAGAGCAATCTGTAATTTACATACAAACTATATGAATAAAAAGTATGGATATGTGGATTGGCCTGAATACAAACAAAAAGGTTTAAGAGTCAAAGCACAACCTTTTGCAGAAGCGTGGCGTGAACAAGCAGAGGATATTATACAATCAATTTATAACTTCACTATCAATCTATTCCTTGACAGGAGAGTGCAAAAGATAAAGATACATATTGATCGTTGGGATACTTGGAGCATGGATCATACTCTTGCTTACATTGTGTTGCCTATGCTCAAGCAATTAAAAGAAAGAAAGCACGGCGCTCCCTATGTTGATCTAAAGGATGTGCCTAAAGAACTACACGGCAAGAAACTTACCAAGAAGCAAAAGAACAACGGCGAAGTAGACGACAAATATTTTGAACGTTGGGACTGGGTTCTAGACGAAATGATCTTTGCGTTTGAAACTAAAGTAGATGACGGACGCTGGGAAGATCAGTTTGAAACAGGTGAGTATGATCTACAGTGGAAGAAACTGGAAGATGGCAACAGTGAAATGGTAAAGGGTCCTAATCACACTGCGGTAACTGACTGGGATGGCAGAAAAGCATACCAAGATCGCATTTCGAACGGATTCAGACTGTTTGGCAAGTATTACGAAAATTTGTGGGATTAATTATGATTGAACTAATGATTATTATTTGGTTAAGCGGTATCGTTTTAGCGATTGCACAAGAAAGTGTTTAATGATTGATTTATTTTTTAAAATTATAGGCTATACAATCACTACAACTATGACTTTTGCTTTAGTAGTATTTCTTATGATTATAGGATCATTAATTTATGGTGCTATTGATATTTACTTTTTACAAGAGGTTACATAATGTCTGAAGAACCAACCAAAGAAGAATACATAGAGCATCGCACTATGAGCAAAGCGGCAACGCTTGCCATGGAGTTGTCTAAGGAGAAGAAGCGGCTTCAAGAAGAACTTGCAGACATGCAACATCAGTTTGAAACAGTCGCTCCGTCGACTCCAACTGGTGGACCTGATAGTTATCTAAAGTGGGTCGGAGTTCTATTTGCAGTCGGCGGGATCTTTATGCAGAGTGCAGGCTTTACGCTGTATGGACAGGTTTGTTACTTGCTAGGCGCAACAGCTTGGACTGTAGTAGGTGTTTATTGGAACGACAAAGCAGTTATGTTAGGTAGTGTAATACCTGCAACAGCAACAGCACTTGCAATAGCAAGAACTATATTTGGTGGATAACATTAGATATACTTATGATAACGTATGGGAAAGACAATGAAAATTAATCACGAGCCGCTGTTTGACACAGAAAAAGTAGAAGCACACTATACAGAGAAAGATGGTGTAGACGTAAAGTACGTTTGTACCACAGACTTGCGAGCAAGCGATGTTCCTGTAGATGTGTACTATCGTGCAACACCTCATCCTGAGTTTGGCAATCACTACTTTGGTTTGTATTATGATCGAATTAGAAACCATATGATGATTTGTAATGCTGATATTGTAGAAACATTTGAATTTGGATTGATTTGGGATGGTGAGCAATATCAATATAGTCAAAGCCATCATGATTATAGAAAATATGCAAACGGTGCAATGATCGACGGTGGACGACAATACATTCGTTCCAACGGATTAGTAAAACATATGTGTATTTCAAAAGGAAAGTGGATAAAGAAAATCTTTTCTGGCGAAGAATATGTTTATCCAGGTAGTGATTGCCAAACATAAAAATTACAAATCACTTTTAGCCTCTATATTTTTTAATATTAATAAATATATCTGTTGCACTTATTACCTAAGACATGCAGTCTTAGAGCTATAAGGCGCATAACATCTAAAGGAAAAATATTAAATGAGAAGCACACTAATGACCATTGCTATGGTAGCAATGTTTAGTACAGCCGCAGTAGCGGATGACTATGATAACACAGCAATTAAATTGACTGCTGTTACGGATAACTATTCAATTTCTGTTAAAGCACCAGAAACTGGAGCACAAGAATTTGCATTTGAAACAACTGCAGGTCCTGCTGATGTAAGTCTTACATGGAAGCGTGACGGTTCAGTAGATAACTATGCCCTTAAGGCAGGTAAAGAATTAGAAGTTGCTGGTCCTGTATACGCAGGAGCAGATGCAACATTTACGTTTGGTGATAGCTACAATAGCGATACACGAACACTAGCGGCATCTCCGTATGTTGGTGTATCACAAGCATTTGGTAAAGTAACACCATATGCAGAAGTTGGTTATGCTTGGCAGTCAACAACAAATGATATTGTAGATTTTAACCGTGACAGCTCATATGTTGAAGTTGGTGCATCATATGCAGTAACAGAAGCACTGAGTGTAAAACTATCTGTTGTAGAAGATCGCGATGTGGACTTTAAAAATCCAAGTGATAGAAATGCAACTGTAGGCGTTACAGTTAAGTTCTAATAGTTGCCACTGGCACGGGGACAGGCGTTATGCCGTCCGCTTAAAGAGAGCCCTATGGGCTCTTTTTTTGTGACTTTATTTTAATAAATACACACATAACAGATTGGGAGGTGTGTTATGGCAAAAACAGTAAACATTCATATTCATGAACCAGTTCGAAAAAAATCCAGCTCAAGTGGCAAGATGAGTATGGTTAAGATGTCTAGTATGCCAAAGAGCAAAAAAAGATCATTTAAGAAATATCGAGGACAGGGTAAGTAGATAAAATAAATAATGTAGTGTTAGAGGGCAACACTATAAATTTTTTGGAGGGCAAAATGCAACAAAATGAATACGACGTGACAGTCATTAAAATAGTCGACGGGGACACTGTAGACGTAGATATCGATCTAGGGTTTGGTGTTTGTTTAAAAGATGAGCGTGTGCGTATTATGGGCATTGACACGCCCGAGTCACGCACAAGTGATAGAGTAGAGGACTTGTTTGGCGAAGCGGCAAAAGCAAGACTAAAAGAGCTTATGAAGCAAGGCGGTAAACTTATTACTACTGAAGACAAACACGGCGAAGATATGAAAGGCAAGTTTGGACGTATTCTAGGAGACTTTCGTGTACCAGACGGACGTAAAGTAACAGATATACTAATTGAAGAAGGACATGCAGTAGCATACTTTGGCGGATCAAAAGACGAAGTTCAAATGAAGCATATGGCTAATAGAGCAAAACTACTTCGCGAAGGTATTGTAAGTCAAGAAGACTATGATGCCGCAGTTAAATTAATGGAAAGCAAATAAAATGTCTAAAAAATCATTGAGAAAAGGTACCGCAGTTACAACACCTAGTAATAGGCCTGTACGCGATACGTCTGAAACTGTAGAACCAAAAAAGGCGCCGCCAGCACGTAAAAATTCAAAAAATACTTAACCAAAATAGGTTGACTTTCTCTATGTTATAGTATATATTATACTTAATATGTTTAATATAACTAAACTAGAAACAATAAAAAGAGCTCTTTTGAGCTCTTTTTTTATAACGAAAGGAGCCAACATGGCTAAATCTAAAGTAAAAGGCGTTACATTCTTTAAAGAAGGAACGCAAAATCAACAAATCTTACAAAACTACTGGGGAAATGGTAAAACATTTACTACACACGATCTAGAAGACAAACTAGACATTATGAGCCCAGGTGCAAGATTAACTGAGCTAAGAGAAGCTGGTTTTGATGTAAGAGTAGTAGAGTCTAACTCAAACGACATGCCAGGTAGACCTCAAGCAACGTATAAGATCTTAAAAAGAAGAGCATACGCCGCATAAGTAATTTTACCAAAATAACTTGACATTGTGCCGCGTCGACTATATTATTAACATATGTTTAATACAGGAGCGGCACAATGACGATGCATCTAGTACGAGGAATGACTACACTTAATACTCGTAAGAAGAAATCAGCTAAAATGACTGCTGGCAAATTAGAACGTTTGCAAAAAGATCACAAAGAACACAACAAACAAATGAAACGTTTAGGATGTCATAATAATATGATGACGTTTGAAGAGTATGTTGACTATGTTCATGGTAGATATAAACCTAAAACAAAAGTTACATCTACAGACAACTCCTTCAACTGGCAAACTAATCCAACTTATCAAAGAGAAACTCCATATATTCCTAGTCGAGGTAGTGATAGTTTTTCTCCTTGCACAAAGAAAGAATCTATGAAGTATACAGGCGAGCGTAAACTAGTAGGCATTGCAATGATGCATAAATCTAATCTTGTTCCTGTATTTGCAGACGATGATGATAAAACAGGACAAAAACAAGCTACTGAAATAGCACAAATGCGTAGAAACTAAACTTAGCACTTTATATATAAGGGAGCATACTTTAAATAGTATATGAAACAAATTATGAAAATATCAACAGCACTATTCTTTTTGACACTTGGTATAGCAATGTCCTTTGCCGCAGGCAATTCAAATGCAGACACAAACTTTGCAAAACCAACGCCGCTTGTAACAAAAACTGATACTCCACAAATACATTGTTTGGCAATGAATATCTATCACGAAGCACGAAATGAAAGTCTAGCAGGACAAGCCGCAGTAGCCGATGTTGTTCTTAACCGTGTAAAAGACAGACGCTACCCAAACACAATATGCGAAGTAGTTCACGACGGTCCAATCAAAGAAAGCTGGAAGACACGTCAAACACCTGATCCAGATGATGCTGTATTTCATCCAATTCGTAATCGTTGTCAATTTAGTTGGTACTGTGACGGAAAGTCAGACGAACCAAAAAATCGTGTAGCATGGGAATCTGCTAAATTACTTGCATGGCAAATACTTCGCAAAGATCGATTTGTAGGAGTATCACAAGGTGCTACTCACTATCATGCAACCTATGTAGATCCATTGTGGGCTCGTTCATTTAGACTAGTTGGCCGCATTGATACTCATATTTTCTACAGAGCAGATTAACTTTACCAAAATAGGTTGACTTTAATGTTAACCTGTCTTATAATAAGAGAACATTAACAAAAAGGCTATGGAGGCTTAAATGAAAGGCATTATTAAACTAGCGGCAGTAGGAGCACTTGTATCTATGCTAGGTGCTTGCTCAACTTATACAACTATTGCTGAACGTGACGAATATGCACAACCTAAATGGTATGCAAACTGTGTAGAGTCAGGCGTAAGCGGATACTTTTGGTGGAAACAAGAATATGCATATGCTTGTGGCGCCGGCGAAAGTATTTTTGTACAAGCCGCTGAAGAACAAATGTATGCTATTGCAATGAATAACTTTGCAAAACGTATTAACAGTGAAGTAAACTCTACAACTAAACTGCAATTTAACGATAACAATGGTTCAGAGTCTAGACAAACTAGCACAATGATCAGTTATGAAGTTAAGAACACAACTATCCGTGAACATATTGCAAAAGAAACTGGGACATTTAAGTACCAAGGTAAAATGTATACCTTTGTGAAACTTAGATTGAACAAAGAAATTTTTGATGCACTTGTTCAGGAGGCTAAAAATGCTAAAGTTGTTGCAAACAACGGCTAAAGGTACATTACTTGTTACAGCAGTGCTGGCAATGTCAGCCTGCTCAAGTACACCTGAAACACCGGTAATGGCACAGTTCCAACCTCAATATTGCCATACTAAAAGTCAGTATACTCTGCAAGACGGCACTAAAGCAAACAGTAGGATAGATGTTAGTTGTACTGATAATCCTGAAGACAAACACTTTTTGTCATATAGTGATATTGCAAAGAATTGCAGAGAACATTGGTATGATATTAGAATTAATAACCGATTGGAGAAGCAACGTGGGTACATTTGTCAAAAGTTTGACGGCAGTTGGGAAATCGTTAATCATCCTTATAAGTAGTGTGCTATTTTTAAGTGCATGTGGAACGACATCTAATACTAACAGCCGAAGTACATATGCAAGTACTAATGCGGATTACTCTAGTCCAAGTAGTTCAATAGTTGTTGCAATGAATTATCTAAAATGGTCAACTCATAAAATGACCGCTTGGGATCAAAAACAGCAAGAACAAGCAGTATTTTTTGCATTAAACAATCTTAAAGCAGGTGAAGTTACTAATTGGTATAATGGTAATACTGGAGCAAGAGGACAGGTGCGAGTTGCGATGAGCTATCCTCAGGGGAGTGGTTATTGTAGAGTATTACAGAGTGAAATTTATTACAATGGTAAAGACCGCAACTTCCAAGAAACTGCATGTATAAACGCAGTTGATAATACCTGGCGCTTTGTCAGATAAATATACTACGAGGAAACAAATTTGGCATTAGGTATTTTAGTTTTAATTACTGCTCTTACTATATCAGCAGTAGCAATATATTATTCAGTAGCAGGTCTGGTGGCAATCTTTGCCGCGGCCGCACTTCCTATTATGATTATGGGTGGTGCATTAGAAGTTGGCAAACTCGTAACAGCAGTTTGGTTACACAAGTATTGGTCACAAGCAAAATGGTGGTTGCGAACGTATCTCGCATTAGCTGTATTGATTTTGATGTTCATTACAAGTATGGGCATCTTTGGCTTTCTATCAAAAGCACACATTGAACAAACGAGTGCAGGTGAAGAAAGCGTAGCACAAGTTGAACGTTTAACTTTAGAAATAGATAGACAAACTAATATTATTAAACGTGCAGAAGAACAAATTACTAAATTAGAAACTAGTGGTACAGGAAACGATGCTAATATTCAATCACAGATTGATAAAGAGCAGGTGCGTATTGACACAGCATACGATCGAATTGATCCTGCTATTGCAGAACAAAATACAATTATTGCAGGCGTTACTGCATTGTTCCAACAAGAACTTGACCGCATTGATGGAGAACTTGCAACACTACAAGGTTACATTGACGCAGGAGAAATCAAAAAAGCACAGGGCATGGTAGGTACAGCAACAGATGGTGCTTATGGTCCTAAGACAGCCGCAGCCTTTACAGCATGGCAAGACGCTAAACGTGCAGAGCGTAACGAATGGTTACAAAAGATTCAAGAATCCGCAAATTCACCTACTGTAAAAGCGGCACGTGATGAAATTGCAAGACTACGCAAAAGCGCAGAAGATCAAATTGCACAGTCAAATACACTAATCAATCGCCTGCGTAATCAATTAGGCACAACAGATAAAACTGCTGAAATTGATGCCCAAGTTGATGAGCAGAATGCTCGTATTAAAACTGCTAATGCAGAAATCAATACGCTTACAGAAGAAAAATATGCATTAGAAGGTGAGTATCGTAAATTAGAAGCAGAAGTAGGTCCGATTAAATACATTGCTGAATTTGTATATGGCGAAAACGCAGATAACAATATGCTTGAAGACGCTGTACGTTGGGTAATAATTATTATTATCTTTGTATTTGACCCACTAGCAGTCTTATTGCTGATAGCAAGCCAATATACCTTTGAGTTTAGACGCAAACAACTTGAAGATGACAGCGGTGACCGTCTTCGGCTCGAGAGACAGGAATATGAACAAGCAAGGGCACAGCGTATAGTTGACAACCCTGGCTATAATATTGATGATCTTAAGGAGGATGCGGATGAAAACGACCAACGAGAAGATAGAGAAGAGACAGAGCAAGTTGATACAAGCCTGCCTAAAGCACAACCCAGCGAAACAGTTGAAGCACAAGATGAAGCTGATCCAGTTGTGGCTACAGAAAAAGAAAGAAAATTAAATGTTACAACAAATACTACTACAACAGATGATGATAGCAGAGACGTTCTATCAAAAGATGATATTGCCAAGTCTTATCACACAGATGACAGAGTGGAACAGTCTAAAGTACAGGCTGATGAAATCAAACATCAAGAATACTTAGAAGAAGAAAAAACGTCTAATCCAATCGAAAAAAAAGAGTTAGAATCGTCGGAAGAGTCAAACGACCTAGAGAATTGGAATAAATGGGTAGAGGCTGCCGAAGAAGCTGTTCAAAAAGAAGAAGTAGACATTCGAGCTCAAAAAGTAACAGAGCAAGAAACTGACGCTGAATGGGTTGAAGCAAAGCGTAAATGGAAAGACGAAAATCCAGATCAAAATCTAAAAGATTGGAAACATGCTTATATCTCAGGAAGAATAGAAGATCTTCCTTGGGCCAAATATGTAAAGAACTCATACGTACAAAACGAGGAACAAAGTGAGAATTCAATTTGGAATAAATTGTCACGTGCAGACAATAAGTAAGTTTAATGTCTAATACAATTATTAACCTTATTACAGCACCTGACAAACTATTCAATTCAAATCCTAGTTTACTATTAGTAAATCCGGGTGACTCTGTTAAAGAAGACTTTAACACACAAGCAAACAAACTTACAAATCCAATCAATTTATATCTTTTTGAAGGTAATCCTCTAGATGCCAAATGGCTATTAGATGTTGCACAAAGTGTTGACTATATTATATTAGATATTGATAACACAAAAGACAATACGTGGTTAATTGGATATTTGTTAAGTTTTGGTAAAACTTTTTACTTGACAAATGAGGCACAATCAGTGTATAATATAATTAACGTGAACAGAATATACGAACTTAAACAATTTATGGAAGGAGTAAATTATTTTGGCATATCACAATAATAGAGGCAACAAACCTTTTAAACCTAGAAACAATGATAACGGTGTAACAGGACTTACTGTAGAAGTAAGAAATGGTGATGTTACTAAAGCATTGCGTATTTTCAAAAAGAAAGTACAAGATGCCGGCATTTTACAAGAATATAAAGAACGTCAACATTACGAAAAACCAAGCGAAACACGTAAAAAAGCAAAAGCCGCAGGACGTAAACGCTGGCTTAAAGCAGTTGAAAAACGTAAGCAAGAACAAGGCTATTAAAAATGACACTTACTGCCGAACAGTGGTTTCCCAGTGTTATCTGGTCAGGAATGTTGTCGGGTGTAGATAATGAAGCTATCTCATTATTTGCATACGATCGAATGGCAGTTGACACTGGTGTACAAATATCAAATTATCTAGGATGGCAAAGTAATCCTATTCGACATGGTGATTGTGAGGAATTTGATAAACTTGTATCTGTATTAAACGAACAAATTCACAATTGTTCAGTACAAGCAGATCTTCCAGAATTGCAGGTACAGAATATTTGGATTAACATTAATAAACCAGGTGCATATAATCACTTGCATAATCACGCTGGTGCACTCCTAAGTGGAGTATACTATGTAAAAAGTACACCTGAACAAGGCAACATCTTTTTTGAAAGAGGAGATAATGCCGAATACTTTTTACCTCCAATGGAAAAACCAAATTATTTTACAAGTACTGCAACAACTTACAAAGCAATGTCTGATGCTTTGTATATTTTTCCTGGTTGGCTTAAACATAGTGTACAGCCTAATTTAACCAAAGATGATAGAATTAGTATAAGTTTCAATTACGGAGTTAAACCAAATGCGACTTGAAGAAGACACAAAGTTAGATTATAAAGATGTACTTATTCGTCCCAAGCGAAGCACACTAAGCAGTCGCAAAGAAGTAGACTTAGAACGCAAGTTTACATTTCGTAACTACGTTCCAGACTTTCCAGACAACATAGAAGACTATCAGTATCGTGGTATTCCTATTATGGCGGCCAATATGGATGGTGTTGGTACTATGGAGATGGCAGATAAACTTGCAGAAGGCAATATGTTTACTTGTCTAGTTAAAACATATCCAGTTGAAAACCTAGTTGATTACTTTAATGCAGGTATCAAAGAGCGTACAGATAATGTAGCTATGAGTATAGGTATTACTGATCATGATATGGGTAAGTTTATGCGAGTATACTCACAAGCAGATGGAAATTTAAAATACGTCTGTGTAGACGTAGCAAATGGATATTCTGAACGATTTGCAGACTTTATTCGCAAATTAAGAAACCAGTATCCAAATATTGTAATCATCGCCGGAAATGTAGTAACAGGCGAAATGACGGAGGAATTGATTCTTGCTGGAGCTGATATTGTTAAAGTGGGCATTGGCCCTGGTTCTGTGTGTACAACTCGTATTCAAACTGGCGTGGGTTATCCTCAGTTATCGGCAGTTATTGAGTGTGCAGATGCGGCTCACGGGCTTGGTGGTCACATCATCGCTGATGGTGGATGCACTTGTCCTGGTGATGTTGCTAAGGCATTTGCCGCAGGTGCAGACTTTGTAATGCTTGGTGGTATGCTTGCTGGACACGATGAAGGTGGCGGCGAAGTAATTACAAAATATTACGAAACAAATGAACGTAACTATGAAATGAGTCAAGGCACACCAGGTGGATTTGAGAAAGTTATAGAAACTAAAAAGTTTATACAATTCTACGGAATGAGCAGTGATACTGCAAACGATAAACATTTTGGCGGACTAAAGGAGTACCGTAGCAGTGAAGGACGAACAGTTCTTGTGCCTTACAGGGGAGAAGTAGCACGGACAGTACAAGACTTGCTCGGAGGTATCCGTTCAACTTGTACATATGCAGGCGCCAAAAAACTAAAACAACTTAGTAAATGCACAACCTTTGTACGTTGCACACAACAATTTAACGCAGTATACGCAAACTAAAGGCAATCTAACATGATCTATTACGTTCCAGTTCCTGTAGAGGACCATGAGAATCTTATCGGTAAATCCTTTGCAAAGAGGTTTGCTAACGAAATGTATTCTTACTATGCTCCGTTTATTAAAAAGGGACGGCCTATTCAATTAGCAAAAGAAACATGGGAATATGCTGTTGCTGATAGTATTGACGGAGGTGACTGGGTAGGTGCAGGTAAAAATGTTATCGATGTTCGAGCACCCGGAATTGAAATTGATGTAAAAGGTTTAAGCTCTCAAAATCTAAACGGTACAACAACTGAAGCAAGTATCTTACAAAATAATAAACTAGAAAACGATAATTTTGCAAAACTATTTGAGAGAAAAGATTTTTCTGCTCTCAAAGATATGTTTGTAGACCCTTTTGTTGAAAAGATTAAGGCAACAAATAACCTACATATACTATGCGCAGTAAGAGAAAAGAAAGAACAGAAAGTACATTATTGTTTACTAAAAGTAATGCAAAAGGAAAATCCAAATTTTGTAAAAGAAATGACAATGGATGCAAAACGTAGTGTAAGTGTTCCTATGATTGATCCAAAATACGGTAAAACATACTTGTATATCCCTAAACGTAGATTAGAAATACGCCTAAAAATGGAAGAAATGTCAAAATTTTCAGTATTTTCACATTCAATTCTTGACAATACTGATGATTGAGTGTATAAATAATAATGTAGGAACAGGAACGAATCCTGCTTTTACTGGAGTGCCCATAAGGGACTCTAATATTAATCTTGCTTATTAAAGGAGAAAAAACATGACAAGACTAACAACTCTAGACCTACCTTCATTCCACAGAGCAACAATTGGCTTTGATAGAATGTTTAACGAATTAGAAAGAAACTTTGCTAATTCACAATCAAACGGTTACCCACCATACAACATAGCACAGATCAACGACGATGAGTATATGATCTCATTGGCAGTCGCTGGCTTTGGTATGGATAATCTTACAGTTGAAAAAGATGGTAACATTCTTAAGATTGAAGGTATCGCTCCTAAGGGAGGCGAAGAAGTAAACTACCTACATAAAGGAATCGGCGGACGCAACTTCCGTAGAGAGTTTACACTTGCTGATCACGTCGATGTAGTTAGCGCAGGCCTTGAACTAGGTATGCTTAACATTCATCTAAAGCGTGAAGTACCGGAAGCACTAAAGCCTAAGCGTATTGAAATTACTGACTGGAATGGTCATGTGCAGGAAGCACACGATGTAATTGAAAACGATAGCAAGTAAACAGAAAGTCTAGGGGGAGTGTAACAACTCCCCCATCTAAGGAGAATTAAATGAGTACAAATACTGATGTTGTAATTGAAGAACAGATTAAAGAAGTAGTCCTTGATCCAGGCAAATTTAAAGTTATCATTTTAAATGATAATGTTACTCCTATGGATTTTGTTGTAGAAATCTTATCTGAAATATTTAAACATTCTTTTCAAACAGCACAAGAACTAACTATGGCCATTCATTCAAAAGGATCTGCTGTAGTAGGACTGTATACATATGAGATTGCAGAGCAAAAATCAGTAGAAGCAACTAAACTTTCTCGAGAACATGGTTTCCCGTTACAAGTAGCAATTGAAAAAGAATAATATAAATACACTGTATAGAATGATTAACTTTTACATAAGGAGTAAAAAATGAGTTTAGCAAGTTTAACGCAGGCCGCTCACCAGAACGCAGAACGTCAAGAATTCGCAAGAAAAATGATGTCGGGTGAAATGAGCGACGCAGAATATAAAACATATTTGTGGAACATGTGGCTGGTATATGATGTACTAGAAGATGTTGCATTAAGTATGGGCGTATTTGGTCCACAAGACCTATCTATGCCAGATGATGATCTACCACTAGATGGCTTAACACAAGCTGATGATATTATGGCAGACTTTATCGAATTAGGGGGTGATGCAGATAATCCACCTGTTACTGTAGACGCAGTCGAAGAATACAGAAGCCATATTATTAAAAATTGTCAGCACGACAAAGATAAACTAATGGCACATGTTTATGTAAGACATATGGGCGACTTGAGCGGTGGACAAATGATTGCCGCAAAAGTACCTGGGTCAGGTAAAATGTATCAGTTTGCTGATATGACACACAGTGTCGATGAAATGAAAAATGCTATTCGTAAGCGTACAAAAGACAGTATGGCCGACGAAGCTAATAAAGCATTTGAATTTTCTATTAAGATTTTTGAGCAACTAAACGATCTAAGCTACTAGTATGATCTGGAATCAGCTCATCGAATGTAAAGACCAAATCATTCAAGCATTTGACCACCACGGTGTTGAAATAAATGAACCAGGAATGGAACATTTTAATCAACCCGATGGTGGTTGGATTAATAGAGTTTGGCAAAACGAAGATGTCCGTAGGGCGCACATCGACGTAGTTGATGCTAGAGATACAAAAGGTTTATGGATGATGCATGTTTGCATTTTCCCACAACTTAACAATGATGCACCGATTTATGGCTTTGATGTAATTGCAGGCAAAAATAAGATGACGGGTGCATTCCATGATTTTAGTCCAACATCAAATCCTAATCATCCAATGATCAACTGGTATGAACATTCAGTAAAAGACTTTATACCTGAAAAGAAAAGAGAACTACCTGAATGGGCAACTAACATCTTTACTCCTAGTATGGTTGCGGCAAGCAATGTACGAGAAGAAGAGTCAGCAGTTATTATTGATCTTGCACTTAACAATCTATACGAATACTTAGACCAAGTAGGTGAGTATAATGGTTCAGGTAACGTTGATATTGTTACAGCCGGTCAAAACTATTATTGTCATAACCAGCAACAAAATCCACATACTCCTCGTGTAATGAAATCATTAGGACTTGCAGAAGCAGATGTAGACAAGTTTTGTACTGATATGCTTTTCCCTAAATTATAATAAATAAGTTAGTAATGTACAGCGTGAGGGCTATACTTTATTAGGCTTCACATAATACTCCAACTAAAATCCTCCATAATTAATATAAATATGTATATGAGATAGATTGGGCAATAATTCTCATGGAGGGCAATCATGAAGAAACTTATTATACTTACTGGAATCCTGATTTCAGCTACAGTTACAGCAAATGCAAGTGAATTAGGTTGGGGTTTTAAATCGCCAGCATTTCATTATGGAAACGGTTACAGTACACACGTTCTAAGTGTAGAACAACTCCAGCATAATCGTAAACAGGATCTAGCAGATAAGCGTAGAGCTGAAGAAGATCGTCTAGCAAGAGAGCTAGAAAACACAACCTTAAACAAATTTCTTAAAAACGTAGAATCACGTATATACGCAACACTATCTAAGCAGATGGTAGACAATATGTTTGCTACCTGTTCAGATGCTAGTGGTGCAACTTGTCCTACAACAGGAACAGCAGAAATAGAAGGTTCAACTATTACTTGGACCAAAGACACAACTACAGGAAGTATTAACCTTGTTGTTGTAGATGCAGATGGTAGTACAACAGAAATTACTATCCCAGGATCAGGGGAGTTTAATTTCTAATGAAAGCATTAATATTAGCAATATCCTTAGTACTACTTGGCGGATGTAGTACTATGCAAGAAAGCCTAAATATTAAAGACAATGCAGGTCCTGCAACTGTACAGAGAGCTCCACTTGCAGATAGAATGAATGCAGTACCAGAGTTAGATGGTAAGAAAATTACTATTGCTGTATACAGTTTTCAAGATAAAACAGGACAGCGCAAACCAGCAGACCATATTGCTAACCTAAGTTCAGCTGTAACACAGGGTGCTGAAGTTTGGGTTATTAAAGCACTACAAGATGTAGGTAGTGGCACTTGGTTTGATGTAGTTGAGCGTGTTGGTATGGATAACTTAATTAAAGAACGTCAATTAATACGTAACACAAGAGACAATTATGAAAAAGATTTAAAGGAAGGTCCTACTCCGTTAAAGCCAATGGTATTTGCAGGATTAATTTTAGAAGGCGGAATAGTAGGATATGACAGCAATGTTACCATGGGTGGTGCAGGTGCAAGATATTTAGGAATAGGCGCACAAACAGAGTATCGTGTAGATAATGTTACTGTTGTAATGCGCCTTGTGAGCGTTAGTACTGGGCGAGTACTAATGAGCGTGGCTACGCAAAAGACGATAGCCAGTTATAGATCCGGAGCGGATGTATTCAAGTTCTTTGACTTAGGTACTAAATTAGTTGAAACAGAAACAGGGTACTCGGTCAATGAACCAGTCAATTATGCAGTTAGGGCCGCCATAGAGGCCGGCGTAATTGAATTAATTTATGAGGGAAAAGAGAGGACTTTATGGAAGTTCAAGAAATGAGGGAAAAACTAAATGAAACAATACCTAATAATGCTGTTCCTAGCATTGTTAATGGTACCTGGACCATCCGCGGCTAACGAAATATATATCGACCAAGTTGGGGATAATCTAGACCTAGACATTGTACAAGATGGATCGAGTAATCAGTTCGGTGATAGCACAGCTGATATTGATCTTGACGGGGACGATATGACATTTTCAATTACTCAAACCGGAAATAACAACGACATTGCCGCTATTATTAATGGTAACACATACACAGGTACTTGGAGTTTTACAGGTGATTATAACACTGTAGACCTTACTTGTGATAGTGGTGGAGTAAATTGTGAAAACATAACACTAAACATTACAACTACAGGAGATACTAACGACTTCACTTTTGCTATTGGTGGTACATCTAATGCAGATGGTTCAACTATAGCATTTACTGTAACAGGTGACAACAACATCATAGATACAACAGTTGATGGGGAAAGTGTAGCACTTGCTGTAACAATTAACAACTCTTCAAGTCTAGCAACAACCAGTGCTAACGGAGATGAGGGAGTTGCAGTTACTATTGACTCAAGTGGTGATGGAAATACTAACGGACATTCAGTTACATTGAGCGTCACCGGTGGTGGTAGCACGTATGATATTAATCAAAGCGGTATTAACGATAATACCGTAAATGCTACATTCAGCGGCGACAATCATGATGTGGATATAACACAGAGTGACTAATGTTTAGAGCTTCACTTATTACTATCCTGATTGGCTTATATATGCCATCTGCCGCTATCGCAGTTCCTGCAGGTGCGATCGGCGAAATTAAAGGCAGTGGTGCTATTGAAAGAGGCAAGGATGTAATTGAGGGCACAAGTGGCGTAGGTATCGAAATGAACGATACCGCCGTCACAGCCAATGGTCGTATGAGAATCGATTTCAAAGACGAAACAAGAGTTGATTTAACAGAACATGCTAGATTAACTATTGACGAATTTGTATACGATCCTGCAAACGATGTTGGTTCACTATCGATCAAGGCAACACTGGGAGGTGTACGTTATGCTTCAGGGCAAATAGCAAAACGTTACCAACAGAATGTTAAGATCAAAACGCCGTCTGCTACAATCGGAGTTAGGGGAACCGATTTTGTAATAGTAGTAGATGAGATGGGTGGTAGTATGATTACTCTTCTACCTTCATGTGATGTAACAGGTTACTGTTACACAGGTGAGATAGAAGTGCAAACCGATGCGGGCTTTGTCGTCATGAATCAAGCCTTCCAATCAACCATGACTTCCACTAGGATGCAACCTCCATCTCCCCCTTTATTATTAGATATAGATGAAAGTATGATTAATCAATTACTAATACTTCGTAAGCGTAATCCATATCAAGAAGAAGAATATGAAATTAAAAAAAGATCAATGGCTATGTACGATTTCCTAGGACTTGACTTTTTAGAGTTTGACGGTTTATCTGATGATGCTTTGAATGTTGACGACATATGGGTAACAACATTAGATGAAAGTGATTACTTACTAGGCGAATTACTATACGATATGCTAGATCAACTCAATGCCGCGCTGATGGCTATTTTTAAGAGTGAACTGGACAGGCAAAATGAAACATTACTTAAAGAAGAAGATTCAAGTATGTATGGATTTAATCCAGAGACAGGCATAAGGCTAAACAAAACAGGCACAGGTTGGCATTGGACGAGGGAAGACAATGGCGGCAACAATTACATCAGCATTAAGATGCATGATCAATATGGTTATTCACTTAATGTACAACAAGGAGACTTTGCTACTTATGACTACCGTTTGGGCACGAGCACTAATAATAGCATTGACATTGTTCAGTCAAACTAGTTGGGCTAACGAAATATACATTGATCAAGCAGGCGATAACCTTGTGTTGACTGTTGACCAAAAAGGTTCTAACAATCAAGTAAAAGGTTATACAACTGTAGATGCTCCTATCGACGGTGCTAATAATACAGTCGTAATCAATCAAGGCTATGAAGGCAACAATTTGATCCGAATGGATATAAATGGTACTAACAATGATGTCGCAGTAAATCAAGAGCGTACAACCGCTGGCGGATACGATACAGATAGTTACGGATATCATTCATCAAGGATAGAACTAGACGGCAATGGTAATACAGTAGATATTACACAACGCAACAACAGTGGTAGTTCAGCAGGACACACTAGTAATGTTAGATTCCGTGGAGACGACAATAGTTTGACTACACTTCAAACAGGCACAGGTGGTGCCAACGGACATCTAAGTTGGGTCTATACACACGATACTGAGTCTAATAATACAGTAGACATATTCCAAAACAGCGATAGTGCCGATCACAAAGCAACTGTTAGTCTTTATACAGACGGTAACAAAGTAGATATCAATCAAACAGGCGCAACACAAAACAATGCTTATGTACTATTTTCAAGCAGTGCATCAGGACCTACAGACTTTACACTAAATCAAAACGGTGGGGACACC